TCAGGAGTCTTTGCTTTTCCACTTGTAGGTTTTGCACTTGGGTCAATATGACTACCAAGATGATTTGAAATTAAATTTCCGACTTCAATTAATTGCGTTAATATCGCAGCAACTTTATCTTCGCCTCTTGCATCTTCTGTAAAGTCCATAGTAACATCTGTTTTACTTTCCCAATCCATTTTACTCACCACTTAATCTAACAACAAGTTCATCAATGTCTTTCCAATCCATTTTTGCAATTGTATCTGCTGATGGGATTCTTCCCGCCGATTGAATAGACGGTGCTTGACTTTCTACTTTTACAAGTCCAGACTTCATTAGCACATTGTCTCTATCAAAGACGGTTGTTTCTAATGTCTTAACTCTCTCTACTAATTCCTTTAACAATAATGTTAGTTCTTCACTCATTTTTATTCACCACTTTTCGGGTATATCATTTCTCTCAAATCGCTATAAAGTCTTTCGTAATCTTTTCTAAGTCTTGCGGCTAACTTTACTACCTTCACATTTTCTTCGTCATATCTCAATATTTTTTTGTTTAACTTTTTGTCGCCCTTTACTACGCCTAATGTTTTTAACAAACGAATCAGTTCGGATAACTTGAGGAAATCGTGTCCAAAGTATTCTGTGGGGTCTGCGATATTTAAAATTGCCTTAACTTTCTTCTTTTGATTTTTGTTAAGGGACTCAAGAATAAGACCAATATCTTCCTTGATAATAATTTCATCTTCTTCTCCAATGGCTACCAATAGGTCGTCAAGGGACTTTTTAGTTTCATCATAAACCCCTCTTTGAAGAACCTTAATTCTTTCACTACCTTTGGGTTCTTTAATTTTTTCTGTTTTCGGTGGTTCTTGAGGCGTAAGATATTCAATAGGAATGACTGTTTTAGTATTTAAAATGCTACTCAAAATACCCTCTTTTTTATATAACTTCATAAAGGTGGAAAGTAGATATGATGCTACTGTTTTACCAGCAACTTCTTCTTTTAACTGTTCTCTAATATCAGATTCAATTTTAGCAAGAGTATCTTTGTCTGAACCTTGGTATTTATCTGAAATATTTTGTCCTCGGATAACATCACCAATTACAGAAATAATTTCACTTTTATCTTCTTGGTCTTCACCCAATCTATTCATTAATTTAGAAACAGGAGGACCTAATCTAAATTGACGCACCCCATCTTCATCCACGAAAACACCTCTCTTAATAGCATCTATAAGTTTAGGTAAAATATTAGTATTGAACTTTTTGAGAGTATTGAAATCAAAAGCAGTTCTTACTGATTTACCACCCATAATTCCATCTCTCAAACCTTGAAGAAAATAAGCAAATTCTTCGGGGGCATTTTCTTCTTCAATAATAAGACCTGCTTCCCTATTTTTAAACATATCTCTATACAAAAGACCAACCTTAATATCATTTGTAGGATATTCTGGAATAATTCTCATAACCTTTTTAATATATTCACTTTTATCTAAGGGGTCTAATTTAATAAATTTTTCAGCAGAACCTGTAAATCCTGTTTTTTCAACCCAATATTCAAAAATATCTCTTGTATTTGGATTATTATAAAATTTATCTTTAGTCAAATCTAATCTTTCAAAATTGTTTAAGAAATCTTTTTGTTTTCCTTTGATTTCTATTTTTTGATTATCACCAAATCTAATTACCATATTGCCTTTATTTAAACTACTTCTTTTAGCAATATCTAAACCTAATGCTTTGGCCTGAACAACATTACCAGATAATCTTCTGTTACTTAATGGTTTATCATTAATTTCTTTAAGCATTTGATTTGCAATAGAAGTTAAAGCCTCTTTGTCATTATCACTTAAATTTTTATCCTTGATAAATTTCTTCAATCTACCAACAGTTTCTTGATTTCCAATTGTAGGAGAACCTACTAAGGCAAGTAATTCGTTTAAGATATTATAATCTTTAGAACCAAATGATTCAACCCATTCTCTAAACATTTGTGCACTCTTGGGAAAGGCGTCTTCAAAAGAATCAAGTTTTGCTGTTTTAATTTTAGGCTTAGTTTTTCTGCGCCTCTTTGTAGGAGTAGTAACCTTTAATTCTCTTCTCTTTTCCTCTCTTTCAAGTCTATCTTTAAAATTATCAAACTGACGAATAATTTCCTCGTCAGGTGTAGATGAATTTGGTGCTAAAATTGTTCCAAATAATTCTGTTAATCCATCAACAATTTCATCTCTTTCTTTGAGTTCTCTAAGTCTTTTCCTGTCTTCAGGATTTTTTTCATCTAATGGTTTTCTTTCTTCAAACCTGTCATATCTTTGCTTATCCCTGACTCTTGAAATTTTTGAATAATCTGATAAGGTTTCTAAATACTTTTTGAAATCTTCCAATAATTCTTCATCAGAAGTATTGTATTTTTCTCTAATTAATTTAACAATAATTTCAGATAATTTTTCTTTACGTCCACCTTCATTCCAAATTTTTTTTGCTTTTTTATCAATGGCTCGGAAATCCCTAACTTTAAATGGAATTTCCTTTAGAATGAGTTGCCATGACATAATCAAACTTCCTTCATTTTCTTATTAAATTTTGGTCCCCCTGTAATAAATCCAGGAACTGTTTGTTGATTAATTCCTTCATTTACAGGTGGATGTTCTTGAACACCAGCAGGGACTGTATTAACAGTATGCTTTGGTTCTTTTGGTTGCTGATTAATTGTCTTAGCCAATTTTTCAATTTGTTCCTTTGCCGCATTTAATTTTCTATTAATAATATCATTATTCATTTTAACCAACTCTTCTTTCTGTTCTTCTATCTACATTATTATTTGCCGCTTCTCTCGGCAATCCCATATTTCTATTAGGAGGCCCAACGCTCATAGATGGTTTATTTCTTGTTGCTGGTGGGTTTTCTTGTGGTTTAGACCCTCCTTGCATCATCTGTTCTTGCATCTGTCCTAATTGAGAAGCATCAATATTTGTTCCTGCGTATGGGTCAGTTTCAATCTTTTCTCCCCCGCCGACTCTTTCCATAGGTTGTTCATCTTCCTTTGGTAAAGGCTTGGAATAAATAAAGTTTCCATCTTCATCCATATCAACTTCAAACCCAAGATTTTTAATTTGGGCTGCAATATTAATTTCAATTTCTCTTCTTCTTAATTCAGCAACATTGTCCTCTTCTTCGGAACGCAATAGCGTTAGTGTCCAATCTGTAATACCAAATTGTTTAAGGAGAAACGGGAATAAGTATTGATTATAGACATTTTGTGCTAACTCAACAGAACGATTGGTAACTAAAATCTGCATACCTTCGTTGTTAAGACCGCCGCTTGTTGCGGTATCTCCTTGGAAGATTTTACTAACACCATAGAAAGCACCAATTCTATCTCTCAAATCATCCTTTACATTGATGTAGTCCATCTCCTTTAATGTATTCATAAATTGAACCCATTCAATTGAACCTCTTGAACCACCATCAGTTTCAATACCCATGATAGGAATATAATGAGGGTCTTTCTCTAACTTTTCTTTTACACCTTTCCAATACTTAACTAAGGATTCCATGTTGTTGGTTTGCACCGCAAGAATACCTCTTGGTGCTCTTGCTTTAGTATAAGAAGTATTGACATAGTTTTCCATAGCAATAAGAGTAGTAATATGACTCCATAGAGTTAGAATAGGTGAAAAGCCATAAAGTCTTGATGGGTTGTATTTACTAAGATGAATAACTTCGTCTTTAGTAAAGTATTGGTCTTTCCCATGAACTCTATTAATATAATGAACGGGGTGTAAATTACATTCACATACAGGACACCTTGCTAATGAATCACTATCATAAATTTCTCTATGAGTAATACATGTAAAGTGTGCTTCACCTCTATCTCCTTCTTCGTCAATATCAATATACATAGTTAATGGGTCGCCCCTATACATTTCCTTAATCTTATGAAGAACGACCTTTCCTTTATCATCAAGATAATATTCCTTAACTAAAATTAAATATGCATCGTCAGCAATATTTAAATCAGTTTCAATCTCTTTTAAAACATCAATTAATTTTTGTTCTGACCTGTTAATATACCCATCAAAGAATTTTTCAGCGTAGTTAATTTGGTCTTGGGAAGGCGGTCTTAATTCATTAGAACCACAAACTCTACATGCATCGGTTTCCTTCTCATGTTTTGTATCACATTTACTACAAATTTTATAAAAAGCCTTTTTCCATTCAAATCCTCTTCTAAAGATTTCAGTCTTTAATTGAGTAATACAAGTTCTAACAATAGTAGATTGATTAGCAACATCATAAAGAACGGGTCCGACAATGTGTTGGATATTTCTTTTTTCTTGGATGCCTAAATTATAGACTTCTTTTTGATTAGGTGTAGGAGTTCTTCGCTTCACAAATCCTCCCAAGTAATCTCTAAGCCCCATCATTCCACCCCACTTTCAAGACTATCCATCAATTGCATTTTAGAATTATCGTGGTATTTAACTACTACTTCTGGGTCAATACCATACTTTTCAAATTCTTTTGGCCCTTGAGTAACCGAGTCCTTCCAATTTTCATATTTAATCAATTTAAAAATTTCATTAAGTCTCTCCTTAGCCCAATCCGCCTTCCTAAAATTTTTCTTAATTCTAATAGCCTCCTGAATTAACTTACCCTGTGTATGCTTCATTCTAAGATGCGGCAAGCATTTATCAAGCACATGAATAATATCATCTTGTTTGTAAAAGTTAAGTCTGTGCTGACTTCTGCTATTCTCTCCAACTTTCTGGTCAAGGTGTAGACGACCACATTTTAACTCCTTCTCTAATTCTTCAAAGAATGCTCTTCCCCTATTACCCGTAGCAATCATGCCGATTCTTGGGGATAGTGAAGCATCCATAGTAATAAAACCATCAGAATCAATAAAACCTGCAACATAAGAATATAAGTCTTTTTTAATAATATTATTAACTAAATAATACTCACTATTAATCTTTGTAGCATTTATTTTCTTTAAAACTTTAGAAATAGATTGAGCAGTAGAAATTTTAGAATAAGAAGGACTTAATCTGGAGTGGACTTCGCTTGCTGAAAGACCCTGATTATTAGAAATAATTTCAAAAACACTTTTTTGAATCATATCCTTTTTTGAATTTCTAAGTGATTGATGTGGAATATCCTTTAGAAGTTTTCTCAATTCCTTTTTTGCATCATTAAAATCATTATGATTTTTAGAATAGTCTGTTCCATAATCCAAACTTTTCTTTTCTAAGTCAGTTTCCCACATTTTACAACATAGTTCAATAATTTTACTTCTCGTTTCTCCATCCTTGATGTTGTATAATTTTTGAATTTGTGTAGGGTTATGTCCCATTTTCTTAAAACCTAATTGATAAGGTTTCAACCAATAAATTGTATCTAAAGACTTTTGTAGATATTCTTCATAAGCACTAATTAAATGGTCTATACCTTTTGTTAAAGTATCTCTTTGAGGACCTTTTAATTTTCTTCTCATTTCTCTCAATTCCTTTACTAAGACAGGGATGGTTTTACCTTCAATGAGAGGTTCAATTGGTAGAGGGTTAATATATTTTGTCGCTTCTGTTAAATTAATATTTAAATCCTTAGAAATAGTCTTGACAATATCAATCTCATCTCCATATTGTTTTACCAACCATTTATTTAAATTACCTTTTGATAATTGATTTTTCAACTTGTCCTTTACAGGTTTAACAGAATCATCAAGAACTTTCTTTTGTTCCTCAACCCTTTTAACTTGGTTAAGGTTTTCTTCAAGTTCCTCAACATCAATAGGTTCATCAGCCTTATAAATTAATACCATAAAATCCACCTCCCGTCTGCGGTGTTGTAGTGGGACTGTTAAATAATCCACTACTATCAATGTCTAAAAAGGTATCGCTAAAAGATTTGGTTGCATAATTAGCCAAAGCCAAAGCAATAACTATATCGTCATGCGCCCCGACACCTTCAATTTTACCGTGAGCGTTAATTCCAAATGCACCCAATTCTTGAATGATTTGATTAGACACATTCCTTGACATTTCGTTTTGCATAGGAAAAACGATTTTACCATTGTCAATATTCATCTGCAAGTTAAGGATGATTTCTTCCTTTTTCTTTCGGCTCATAGTGAACTCCTTAACGGGAAAATCGGAGATATTTTTTAATTCCATAGCGAATGCTTTTGCGAATGTATTCGTTTCAATCATTACAATTTCTGGTTTGTATCTCCTACACAATTCCATCACATGATTAATGTGTTCTCTAAAGTCAAGTCCTTTTGCTCTAAGCATATGAACAACTTGTTTATTCATATTATCATCCACCTCTAAAACCATCATCACCGTATAGTCCCCATTTGATGAAATAGCAGGGTCATATCCTATGAAGTATCGGTAGCCCTCCCTACAAACGCTCTCAAGCGAAGCATAGTCATTCTTACACGCTTTGATAGCATCAGGGTGAAAAAGCATAGTGTTAGTGCTGATAGGAACGCAAAGGTATTCTCTTGTGAACTTAGAAGAACCAATTTCAATCTTTCTCTCTTCAAGCATTTCAAGACTCCAGCGATTAGGCCAAAGAGCCGAACCATCGGGATTAATTGCAGGGTATCTTTCCACATTGTATGCGGGATTTTCTTCTAACTGCACGAAAATGTCTGTATAGGTGAACGGAGTTCCCACCATTCTAAGTGCGGCGGTATGGTGAAGTGTAGGAATCATATCTCCCCAAAACCAATCAGTAACTCTTTGAATAGCGGTCATGCTAAACTCTTTTAGAGGGTCGTCAATAATAATTTCCTGAGGGTGAAGTCCACGAATTTGTGAACCAACAGAACGCTCAAGGATTTCATTACCGTTTGTCAAACGCATAGCACCAACCGCCCAACCACCTTTAGGTTTGAATTTTTTTAATTGTGGGATATTTGTGAACATACGGTCAATATCTTTCATGTGAACCATTGTCTGTTTGTGGTTTGAAGAAATGTATAGCATTTGATATGGTGGTTCTTGAAAACATAATTGATAAACACACCATGAATGGAAGAAAACAGATTTTCCGTGGTCACGAGAACAAATAATAACTGTGCGTGATGTGTTATTTACAAGGTCTAACCATTCTTGGTGAAAGTCTGCTAATTCATATCC